AGCTAACGAACGTGTCATCGAGATAATGCACCCTAAGACTGATGAACCCATTGGTCTTAAGGTGTACCTCGTTTCTTTTGATGATGAAAAAGTCAAAAAGGTTCGTCGCAAATTTTTGGATGAAAAGTTGCGTTTAGAAGCGCGCAACAAGCACTTCAATGCGGAAGAGATTGAAGAAAACAATCTCGCTATGATGTTCGCTGCAATGACCGGCTGGGAGTGGAGCAATGACCTCACTCTCGATGGTGATAAGCAACCAGCGTTCAATCAGAAGAACGTCTATACGGTTCTCAAGAAGATTCCTTTCGTCGCCTCTCAGATTGAGAAAGAGGTTGTAGATGAAAAGGCTTTTTTTTAACACTCAAAACATCTCTTGTTGAAGCTGTCCGTGTTTTCACACGGTACGACATACCTGATGATCGCGGTGAGACCCGTCGTGAGAGAAACGAACGGGTCGGTGAATATAGCCCTGAGTTTAAAATCCCTGAGTCTGGAAAATATATTTGGAACTGGTTCAATGAATTAAACCAGTCCATATCGCGCACCCGTGAAGGTCTGTGCTATCTGCTCCCACCGAGCGAAGTGAAAGCGTGGATAGAACTTACTGCGAACCTTGTTTATTCTTGGGAATATGATATTATCGTAGCTATGGATCAGGCGTTTTGCGAAGAAACGAATAAAGAAATACTGAGTATAAGATCGAGGAACGAAGAGGCGCAGAAAAGACAGGCTGAGAACGCTAGATCGAAGAAGGGTAGACGATAATGACTGAGATTGCCGAACTCATTTTTAGTGCACAAACTAAGGAACTTCAGGAAGCAACTATAGAGTTGAATAAAGTTCGTCTTGCCGCACAAGGTTTAGAAAAAAGTTCGCTTGCTGCCAAAGTTATTGTGGAAAAGTCTGCTGCAATTATTGCTAAAGCTGAAACACAACTTGCGCGTGAGATATACAATAAAACTAAAGCTACAAAGACGGCAACCGAGGCCGAGATTGCGCAAGCTAAAGTAAGGCTCAATGCCGCAAGAGAAGATGAAAAAAGAATAGAGATAATGCGTCGTTCGATCTCTGTTGCTCATGCGCTTGAGAAAGCAAACCTTGCAGTGCGCGCATCTGAAACCGGTCTGTCCGGTGCAGCCGGTGTTGGCAGACCTACGCCGGTGACAACGCGGCGCGGCGTTGGCGGTATCGCAAACGATCAGCTCCCTAACCGTTTTAACACGTCAAACATTGCCGCACAGTTCCAAGATATTGCGGTGACGGCTTCGATGGGTATGAACCCACTGCTCGTAGCGATGCAACAAGGTACACAGGTTGCGGCTATCATGAACTCGATGAAAAACCCTCTACAAGGTCTTGCGGCGGCGTTCACGCAGGTAATCAACCCTGTGTCCATCCTATCCATTGCACTAACCGGTCTGGCTGTAGTCGGCTTACAAATGGTCGATTGGCCTACGGTTGGCGCAAATGCTCTTGGATTGTTGGCAGACTCGATACAGTATCTCGCACCGCTTGTAGTCGCTCTCGGTGCTGCGCTCATAGCCTTGAATTGGTCTGCTGTGGTTTCGGGTGTAACCGCTGCGACTGTAGGTATCGGTTCACTCACCGTTGCGGCAGGTGCGGCCACTCTTGCCTTTGTTCGTATGGCTGCTGCATGGGTCATTACGCCAATAGGTGCTTTAACGACTGCTGTAGGGCTTTTAGCAGGTGGTCTTGCTTATGTGTATAAGGTGTTTGATAAAGCAGGTGACGCTGTTCGTGGTTGGGCTGATGATATAAGGGCTTCAAAAGGTGAAACAACTGATTTAACTGATAGGTTGTTCAAACAGACGGTAGAACTTTATAATCAAATTGAAGCGATGAAACTCCATGGAGTAGCAAGGCGCGCATATATTATCGAACAAGAAGAAGTCAACAGACTAATTGATGAAAACATTAAAAACGGAAAAAAAGCCACTGACGGTCTTGCTGAACGTCTTCCTATAATCAAATCAAGTGCCATGAGGCTTGCGGAAATGCAAGCCGTATCAGATAAACTGAGGGAGTCAGAAAATAAGAGAAACAAAACAACCAAAGAATCGACCAAGATCGAAGTCGACCATTACGAGAAACTTATTGAAGGTACGAACTCAAAAATAGCAGCGTTGGAAAACGAACGGATAGCCATTGGTCTGTCCGGTAAGGCCGCTGCTGAACATAAATATCAGACTGAGTTGCTCAACGAAGCAAACAGTAAAGGTATCGAGCTTGGTCCACAGGAAATTGAAACATTGACCAACAAAGCAAAAGTTATGGCTGAGTTGTCAGTAGCAAACGATAATTATCGTGAAGGTGTCGATTTCGCAAAGAGCGCATCGAAGAGTTTCATCACCGACATGATATCCGGTCTTTCATCGGGTAAATCCGCATGGGAATCGTTCGGTAACTCCGTACTCAACATACTCAATAAAATCTTCGATAAACTTATAAACAGCGGGTTAGAAACTCTATTCGGTGGCGACGGAGGTTTATCGAGCGTAGCAGGTGGGTTCTTCGGTGATCTCTTCGGCGCATCAAGTGGATCATCTTATACGGATATGGGCAACTTTAACGCTGACTTGTCATCCGGTTTCAGTTTCTCACAAGGGCTGACAGGTGCATATGCCAAAGGCGGCGCGTTCACCAATGGCATCTATAACAGCCCCACAATGTTTAGGTTCGCCGGCGGAGGCAAATTTGGCCTCATGGGAGAGGCTGGTCCTGAGGCTGTTATGCCTCTCAAGCGCGGCGCGGACGGGTCGCTGGGCGTGGCTCTCAATGATGCTGGCAGCGGTGCAAGCGGCAACGGTAACGTTGTAGTCAACGTGTATAATAATTCCGATAGTTCAACGAAGGTTGAACAGCGTCAAACTTCACAAGGTGTTGAGATTGATGTTATGATTGATCGCATTGTGAGTGAGAAGTTAGGTACACAGGGTACAGCAACGAACCACGCGCTCAATACGTATCAACAACGCAGACTGATAACGAGGTAAGAATGACAACGTGGCCATCCACACTTGTGATACGCCGCGATGCGTTTAACGAAACCCCTCCTGCTCGTCAACTGCGTTCTTCAATGGACGTGGGTCCTGACAAGGTGCGCCGCCGCACCACATTGGCTCCTCGGAACATCACTATTCAGATGTTACTGACCGATGCGTTGTTGGATACGTTTGATGATTTTTACGTTGCCAATGACACAGGGATTTTTGACTTTGTGCATCCGCGCACGACTGAAACAATGACTGCGCGCTTCACCGACGAACCACCAACGTATGAATCAATGGATAACCTTTGGAACGTTAAGGTGACATTGGAGTTGTTACCATGACAGATGTCACTGATGATTTTAAATCTTCGGTATATGCACAAGAAACTGATGATGTTTTCATCGTGCTGGTCACGCTTTACAGTGATGAACTGGCGGAAGATATTCTCTTGTCCAATGTGGCGCACGAAAAATTTGATGACCTTGGCGACAACATTTACGGCGTAACCAGCAATGGTGATAGGTACATTTATTGCCCGTTTAAAATATCCCTTCCGAGAGATGATAAAACTGGAACGGTGTCTGCCAAACTGTCCATTCAGAATGTTGACCGGAGCATCGTGAGTTACGCACGCTCGGTGCAAAGGTCGATCACTGTTAAAATCCAAGTCGTTTTATCGAGAGACACTGATGTGGTCGAACTTGAGTTCGACAATTTTAGACTGTCCAGTGTCTCGTATGATGCTCTGGTTGTTGAGGGTGCGCTCACTTTGGATTATTGGGGTTTAGAACCTTTTCCATCGGGTCGTTTTACACCTTCAAAGTTTCCTGGGCTTTTCTAATGTGGAGCAATGATTACATCCACGTGCAATTCAAAGATCACGGGAGAAGCAAAGTCGGTGCGGACTGTTGGGGTTTAGTTAGGATAATTTATCAGGAGCGATTAGGAATTATCCTACCCTCTTATGATGAAGTTTACACCGATGTTTTAGACCGTCAGGGAATCGCCGATAATTACCAACAGCACCGTCAAGATTGGTTGCCAATTGAGCAAGGTTTTGAAAAAGAATATGATTTAGCGGTGTTTAGGATGCTCAACCTACCGACACATGTGGCTGTTGTAATTAAGCCTAATTTGATGATACATTGTGAGCGCGGCTGTGGAACTTGTGTCAGCGATTACAAGGAAGAAAGACAGTGGTCACGAAGGCTAGAAGGGTTCTACAGGTATGCGGCAAGTTCAGACATCTCTTCTACCGTTTCACCTTGATCGCAAGACAATTCTTGTTGATGAGGGTATGTCTGTAGAGCGTGTTATCGACAGTCTTTTCCCGCAAAATATAAAAGTTCAAGTGATGATCGATGATAAAACCGTCGAGCGAGAACTGTGGGCAGAATTAATTCCGCCTTTAGATTCACATTTTTCAATTATAGCAATTCCGGCGGGTGGTAAAGGTAAAAACCCTCTTGCTATCATCCTAATGCTTGCTGTGGTGGTTGCTGCGGCTTGGGCTGCACCTATTCTTCTTGCTGGAACTGCGCTTGCGGGTTCAGCAGCAGCGATCGCAGGTGTTACAGCAGCTATCGGCGCGGTCGGGTCTCTATTGGTCTCAATGATTGCTTCAACACCTCTACAATCATCTTCGAATAGAAACTCTGATGTCAAAGAATCAACGACTCAATTTATCGAAGGTGCATCGAACGCTATCGATCCTTATGGTGTGATACCGATTAATCTCGGTACAAACCGCATGTTCCCTAAACAAGCTGCGAGACCTTACACTGAAACAAGTTCAAACCTGCAATATGTGCGCCAACTTTTCACTTATGGGTTCGGAAAACACGTTATAACAGACAGAAAGTTCGGTGAGACACCTATAGGTGAATATAGTGATATAGATTTAGAAGATAAATTGAATGGTGATCTTAGCGATGGAACATCTATTTATTCAAACGATGTATATCAGGAAAGTATAAGTACAGTCGTAGCAGCGAGTGAAGGTTATATTTTGAGAACGACTCAAACCAACAGCAACGAAGCTGAGATGGATTTAACTTTCGGAAGAGGTTTGACGATCTACAATGATGCAGGTAACAGAACTGAAGCATCGGTTGAATTTGAACTTCAATTTGCACCAACTGGTACGTCCGATTGGAGTTCAGGTTCAGCAGGGATTAGTTATTCATCTAAAAACGTAACGATACCTTCAAGATATATTGGTCAAGTATTGATTCATAGACAGGGGTACTTCAGCGTATTCTATAGAAACTCCCATGTGGTGTTTCTTAATTACTATACCGGTGAAGTAGTTCTTAAATCCTATACGTCGGCTAACTCTGTTTTACCATCTGATCCTGTACCGCCGACACCTTATGGTCACATACGTATTGCTTCAATCTTGGTCACGGACTCAGGTGCTACAGTGACCGACGAACGTATCAACAATGTACCTGAGTATTTTGCTGATCTGACACATTTTACACCGTCAGTATCAAGTATGACGCTGACCATTGGGGCAGGTACGATAACATCTAACAAGTTTAGAATTACAGCAAGCACTGCTGAACCTTTAAGGATTTCTAAGCGTATGGTCTTTCCCTCAGCAGCTCAATATGACGTGCGTATAAAGCGTCTTACTGCGGATTCGGTAATTGATAAGCAGATTGATGAATGTACTTTGACCGCTCTGAAAAGTATTAGATATATTCAACCAGTAGCACAAGAGGACATCTCTGGTACTGCGATGCGTATACTTGGTACAGATCAGCTCAACGGGTCTATACAAAATTACAATGTGATATGCTCAACAATCATACCTTTTTACGATGTGGACACCGATAGTTGGGTAGAGGGTGTTTCTTCTGATCCTGCTTCTATTTACAGATATGTTTTACAGTGCGATGCGTTTGTAGAGAGCAAGCGTTTGCCTGACGCGCGCATAAACATATCCAAGTTGGAAGAGTGGTCAGATTATTGCCGTGAGAAAGGTCTCACTTACAATCGCGTTATAGATTATGAAGCGAGCATTGACGATGTGCTGAATGACATTTGTGCTGCGGGTATGGCCACTAAACATTACGTGGATGGTGTTTACAGTGTGATCGTCGATAACGAACGAGACACGGTTAAGGGTCTTGTAACACCGCGCAATAGTTGGGGATATAAAGGAATAATCACCTATCCAGAATTACCACATGCTTTTCGTGTTGAGTTCCGTAATCCTGATAAGGGTTATCAGATAGACGAAAGGATAGTTTATCAAGACGGGTACAATGAGAGTAATGCAACAGATTTTGAACGCATAGAATTGAGTAATTGCACAAGTGCTTCTTTGGCTTACTATTACGCTCGTAGATATTTAGCCACTCTGAAATTGCAACCAGAAGTGCACACCTTTAACATGGACTTTGAGAACCTAGCGTTCAACAGAGGGGATCGTATTCAGCTCGTGAACGATGTCGTGTTAGTCGGCGTAGGTCAAGGTCGCATCACTGCGCTGACGGATAATGGTACACACGTTACATCATTCACCATCGATGAAACGTTGACCATCCCGACAGTGACCAACTTCGGCGCGCGCATACGACACGCAGACGGTTCAGGATGTCTATGGTACGAGATTGTCAATGTGCCTGGTGAAAGAAACACGTTCACCTTTGTCACACCTGTTTTGATAGCCAGCGCACCTGGTCTTGATAGTTTGTGTGCGTTTACCGATTTTTCTTCTCAGTTGGATTTGGTCGTTTCATCGATAACCTTAGACACGAACCATAATGCTCAGATCAACGCGATTAATTATGCACCATCTCGGTTCAATGCTGATACAGAAGTTATACCTGATTTCACAAGCAACATCATCCAACAGATTGGTGCATACACACCAGACGCTCCGATTTTAAATGGTGAAATAGCTTCAGATGAAACTGTCATGAGTAAGAATAGCGATGGTTCTTACACGTCACGCATGATCATAAATCTCACCAATACGAATGAAGCAACGGTTCAGCCGATTATAAAATATCAAAGAGTTGGTGATACACTGTGGTCTCGACCTGACACTCTAATCCGCGACGCTGATCGGGTAGTATTAACTAACCTCGAAGATGGTAAGTTCTATAATTTTGAAATCCGTTATCAGCGTCAAACAGGGCAGATGCTTTTGTCCCAGCCTTTACGTCTGAATAACGTGAAATTTCTGGGAGCGAGTTCAATACCTGATGATGTATCTACGTTCAAGGTTTCGATCATTGGTGCTACAGGCTATTTTAATTGGACAGGTGTGAGTGACGTTGACCTATCGCATTACGTGATCAGACACTCATCTCTGACCAGTGGAGCCACGCGCTATAATTCGCAAATCGTGCGTTCTGACATCAAAGGTAATTCCATTGCTCTACCCATACAGGTCGGTACTTATCTGATATATGCTGTGGATATTTTGGGTAATGAGAGTGCTTCAGCAACAACGATTGTCAATTTCAACTCCGGCGTTGAGAACAACCTTGTCACGACACTTATCCAAGAACCAACATGGTCGGGAACTAAGGTTAATTGTCATGTGATAAACGATCAGCTTTATTTAATCGATCCTACGGAAATTGGGTATTATTATTTCACACCTTCACCTTATGATCTCGGTGATGTTTATGATTCAATTATGTCCGCAAAATTGGAAATGTATGGGTCATTTTATTTGAGAGTGCGCGACATAGCGAGTATCAGATCGGTCGCTTCTTTCAGAGGCACAGGTGGTCCAAACATTCGTTCGCTGACATCGGTTCGTTCTGTGTCATCACTCAGAGGTATCGATCAGAACGCATGGTTTGTGACGCTTCAAATCAGCACTAGTGAAGATAATATCACCTACACTGACTGGGAAGAGATGGAAAACGCTTCCTACAGGTGGAGATATGTCAAATTAAGGTTGAAACTTGCATCGAACGATGAGAGCATAAGCCCAAGGGTTGTAATGGCTCAGGTCAAGATCGACATGCCTGAACGACAAGAAAAAGGTGTAGATGTAACGATTCCTTCCACTGGTTTAACTATTACATATTCCTCACCTTTTAAAGAAGAACCGGTGGTTTTGTTCACCTTGCAAGACGGTGCTGTTGATGATAGACTTGAGTACGTTTCAAAGACTGCAAGCGGCTGCACGGTGAAGGTTTATAATCAAACGGCAGCGGCTTATGTGGAAAGAACGACAGATTATACCATAACTGGTTTCGGAAAGGCCATCTAATGTCCCAGAATAGTGTAGATTTTTCAGCCGATCCGAATGGTACTGTTCTCCTCGATACGCTGTTGACAAATCAAAAACAAAATATCTTGACGAACAATAGTGGTTCATCGAGACCAACTTATGTGCTTGCGGGGACGCATTGGATAAATACAACTACTAATCCTTGGGTTGTGAATTATTATGACGGTTCATCAGATGTAAAGATCGGTGAAATAAATACCAGCACGCATATTTTCACGCCTTATTTCGGTGACGGAAGCGCAGCTACCCCGTCTATGACGTTCGATTCCGATAAGGACACAGGGTTATATCGTATCGGTACAAACATTCTCGGTATTGCAACGAATGGTGTAGAGCGAGTCCGCATTGATGCTTCTGGTGATATGACATTGCAGAATTATCTTAATGCTAACCTCGGTATTCGGGCGAACACGGTAGCAGTGAACGGTTTCGGAGTACGAGTCACACAACCTTCAAGCGGAACTACCGATGCAATTTTACAATTTACGGATTATGCACAAACTACTCAACGCGCTTCGATTCAAGGTACAAATGATGGTGATTTAACCCTTAACCCGTCTTCTGGTCGAGACATCCTCTGTGTAACAAGGTTTGCTCCTAATTCAACTTTAGGCATTAAAGGTACGACCACAAATGACAGCGCACAGGCCGGTTCGGTTGGTGAGTACAAATCTAGTTTCTTAACATCTGGTTCGGCGGTTAATATAGCAACTGCAACAGCAACAAATCTGACATCTCTGTCTTTGGAGGCTGGAGATTGGGATGTGTTTGGTGAGGTTAGAGTTATCGTTCCAAACACTAAAGTAATGAGTTTATTCTACGCAAGTTCGAGCACTGTTTCAGCCACCACAAATGCCGACGTTGCTGGATTCGCTTCATGGATTGGCTCATTTACGGGAGATGGTAGCACTATTTTAAGTATTCCATTGCCTTTAAAGCGTGTTTCAATTGCATCCACAACCACGGTTTATGCTTGTGTCTACCACAACGCAAATGCAACCAGTCCCTTTTACGGTGGCATTTATGCAAGGAGGGTACGTTAATGACTTTATACGAAAAGATAAAAGCTATTTATCCAAGCTTAACAATCGCAGATTTTGACCCTATGAACGGGACGATCAATCTCATATGTGAAGATGGGGTGGAGAGTATCCGCAAATGGGAACATCCAACATTAGAACGACCTACGGATGAAGAGTTAGATGGATGACACAATTGAAATCGTAGAACAGGCACCGGAAGTAATATCGCTTCTAGAGGCGAACGATGATACACATGTTACAGTTGTTGAAGAGAACCTTGTAGTCACCGGTGAAGTTGTCAGTGAGATCGTTGAGACAGTTGATCCGACACCCATCACTATAACTGAATTGGGCGCACAAGGTCCAAAGGGTGATACGGGCGCGGTTGGAGCACAGGGAGAGCAAGGAGATACAGGCATAGGAGTGCCAACGGGAGGCACAACCGGACAGGTTCTTACCAAAAAAACTAACGCTGATTATGATACGGAATGGGAAGATGTTGAAGGTGGTGTCACGTCCGTATTCGGGCGCACAGGCGCGGTCACGGCGCAAACTGGGGATTACACCACCGCGCAGGTAACGGAAATTACTAATTTGTATTTCACCAATGCGCGCGCGGTTACAGCGTTGACTGGACAAAATGTAAGTTTGTTTGTGAATGATGCGGGGTATGTTCAATCATCCCGTACACTATCAACCACCGCGCCTTTATCTGGTGGCGGGGATTTATCAGCGAATCGTACGCTGTCAATTGCGGATGCGGCGGCGGATGGCACAACCAAGGGCGCGGCGACATTTAATGCTTCGGATTTTAATTCAGCATCCGGTGTTATATCGATTGATTACACGAACGGACAAGCAGCGAGCGCAGGCACAAAGGGTTTTTTAACCGCTGCGGATTGGACAACGTTTAATGGGAAGTTCAACTTACCCGCATTGACTAGTGGCTCATTGCTATTCTCAAATGGTTCAACAATCGCCCAAGATAATGCCAATTTATTTTGGGATGATACAAATAATCGGTTGGGGATTGGGACGGCATCACCCTCTAAAGTCCTTCATGTTGCTGATTCCACAAAAGGTTTTATGACTTTTGAGGGAAATATCGGCAGCGGCGTTTATTCTGGGGGTGCTCTCTTATCCGTATCTGTGGGGGCGTCTTCTGGTGCTCAAGCTGGCGCGTATATGAGCTTTGCCGGAAAATTTGAAGCGTGGATTGGTGTTCAGGCTACTAATAACGCCGCTGGTTATAAGTATATGCGATTTGGCAATTCAACCAATAATGTTATTGATACAACAAATGGCACTTTTGCGATCCAAAGATTAAATGATGCGGCTACGGCAGTATCTGCTACTCCATTTCAAATGTCTAATGCTGCGCCATCCAGCTCGCTTATCATAACCTCCGTAGGTAATGTAGGTTTTGGGGCGGGTACAACGCCTTCGGCACGTATTCACGCAATAGCAACAACTGAACAGCTTCGTGTAGGGTATAATGCTTCAAATTATTATTCAACCACGGTAGGTTCAACTGGCGGTGTTACGTTTGATGCAGTTGGAAGTGGTGCTGGGTTTACGTTTAGCGACAGGGTTATAAACAATTCAACTGTTAGATTAAAAAACTATACGGTTGCAACTCTGCCAGCAGGAACACAGGGTGACATGGCGTATGTAACCGATGCTCTTGCACCAACATATCTAACTGCTGTTGTAGGAGGCGGGGCAGTGGTTTGTCCTGTGTTTTATAATGGAACAAACTGGGTAGCTCATTAAGGAGTAAACTATGACTAAACAAATCATCACAACAATCGAATATGCTTATGTTCAAACAATCGAGTTTTTACCAAACATTGCCTTTACATCCAACGAAGGTGGTGCTGGTTATAAACATAGAATATCTATCGCATATGAGCTCAAGGATGTTGATGGCAAGTTAGTAGGACTAGAGCGTAGAGAGCATTATTCAAATCTTTATGAAGCGATGCAGACCTATGAAGAATACTCTACATGGCGGACAACAAATGAAGCCGGTTTTATCGCCGCCGATAAACTTGACCTTGCTGGATATACAGGAGATTAAATCATGGCGAACGTACCTGATGACATTAACGTACGTATTGGCGATGAGTTTAAAATCGAGTTTGGCTTTATCGCAACCGAGGAAGGCTTGCATACGGTGGCAATCTTCAAGGGTGCGGATAGGCATCACTTGCAAATTATCAATGCGTTTAGATCGGAGATTTAGCCATGTGCCTGATCGGGGAAAGAAGAAGTTTGGGATTGGTAAGAGTAAAAGCAAAACGCTGAAAGAAATACTCAAAGAGTTAAGAAAATGCGATCTGGTTTGCTCAAACTGCCACAGGACACGGACGTACTATCGGGCGCGGAATCGGTTTATAATCATGCAAGCCATGCTAGATCGAACGGACTTTAAAGTGCCGAAGAAGTTTAGGGAATACACGTTGAAATAAGGCAGCTTTTGTGGTTTAATTCCTAAACGCTTAAAGAAGGGTTAATCTATGACACCAATTCCCGAAGACATTCAGATAGGCGCAGCCATTGGCTCGGTGTTTTTTATGCTGCAAAATAGCAATATACCACTTTGGAAACGCCTTGTATTTTGTGCTATCGGTTTTGCCGCCTCCGCACTTACCACAAACGCACTTGTGAATTATTTTAGTCTTGGTGCTGGTATGTCTGGAGGTATTGGTTTTTTTGTCGCAGTGACGGTTATTCCACTTGCTGATACCATGATTAACTTTGCGAAAAACCCCGCAAGTTTGGTTGATCTCGTTCTTAAAATTATGGGAAAAGGTGAAGGAAAATGACACT